ATTCTCCTTAGTGCAAAACTCTCCCACACATGTTCCAAAACCTATTGAATACTTATCCACATTCACAATGTATATATCATACTTTGAACTCAACCACTTAATCAACTCAATCTGTTTTTTGGCTGTGAACGACGGATAGACTACATATGCTTTTTCTACCCTACCGAATTCAGTATCTACGGAATCTGTGTATCTGTCATACTTAGTATTTTCTTCTTTTTTCATTTGTTGTATTCTGTCATTTAATTTATCAACAGAATCATCAAAGTATTTTAATAATTCTGTACAATCTTCTTCTGAGGATTGCCAACTAAAATCTTCATAGTATCCGTCATAATACCACTTTTTTATAACAGGTTTTGCAACATTAGCTAATTCATACATTTTTTCTACTTCGCTCATTGTAACCTCTTTTCTACTTCCATTATTACAAAAGGTATTATCGCTGCAAATAAACAAAGTCCTACTAAACCTCTTATGCTCATTGGTTATCCTCCTGTAATACGGCTTTGAGTGTTTGCAACTCAATCAGCATCGCCATTTTGGTATCGTCTGCATAAGTGCTATCAAATAATAGCTTTTCAAGTTCCGATATATGTTTTCTTATTTCATCTTCACTTCTCATTGGTTTGCTCCTTTAATCGTCTAAAAACTTATCTATTGCATCTGAAATATTATCTAAAGTCTTTTCAACATCTCTTGGCATTTTTTCAAATAACAATTCGGGTACATCTTCAAATAAAGTTTTTCCTACAAATTCAAATAAATCCATTCTACCCCTCGCTTTCCTGTTTAGTTTTGTATTGGCATTTTTGTAAATCACAATAACCTTGCGTATAATAACAATCACCAAAGTAATCAGGATTGTTGCTATATTCAAAATAAGGGCATTTTGTAACCTTTAATTTAACAAGTTTATCTACTAAATATTCGTTTCTCATTCTTCCTCCGCTTTGGCTATCTTATTAGCAATTCGCCATAGTGCTGACTTTGCCCTTATTGCATAACCGTTAATCATTTCTTCGTTTCCGATACTTTCGGCATATTCCTTTATCTCTTGCAAGGTCTGTTTTAGTTTATATGTATATTCGTGATTTATATGGTCTATTTCACCATCTGATTTAATAAAATCTTCAAGTTGTTTTATTTCCTCTTTTAATTTTTCATTCTCGGCTTTGAGTTCTGCATAATCTTTTTCTGACATTATTCCACCCCTTCTATATATTCCCATTTTTCACAATCAATCCAAGTTTCTTTACTACTTTCAAATTCACCTGTTTTTGTGTTTTTTACACAAAATCTTGAAATAGCTACATAATTTCTATGCTTTTCAGGTTTTTTGTAAGGAATAAACATTCCTATTGCCTTATATGGCGACCAGTCACAACAAAAACATCTGACTAGTCTGTTATCTTCAGGGTGATTAGGATATTTTTGCCCTTTTTTCTTTACTGGTGCATACATTTATTCCACCCCTTCCACGAAGTCGATAAACTCTTGGCAAAGTGCTTTCAATTCATCGAGGTCATCACCAAATATCGCAACATCTTCTCCATAATGTGAGCCTTCCTCGTCATCATAGCGGACTGATAAAACATCCTCATAATCGCTTATTCTGTCAAACTTGTCAGCATAGTTGTTTAAGATTGTTTTTAAGCTCACAAACTTTTTTACTAACCTTATGTTTTCTTCCTGTAGTTCCTTATTCTGCTTTTTAAGCCCTTCGTTTTGACTTTGCAAAAGATTTATTTCATTTACGCTTAATGTCGTGTTCATTCGTTTTCTCCTTTCAAAATTCCGTTTTTATAAGCCCAAGCAACTAAATGGTGCTTGTTTGAGGTTTCTGTTAGTAAGTACAATGTGTTTAAAAGATTTTGCACATAAGGGGTTGAAATCCCTAGTTTTAAAGCTATTTGGGGATTAGTCAAACCATCCGCCAAACAATCAAAAATCTCTCTCTGTCTTTTCGTTATAACCATTTAAGCTCTCCTCAATATGTATAGATTGTACTTTTTGCCTGTTGTAGTTCTTTTTTCTTTAACATCAAATTCAAGTCTTTTGCGCAAACAAGCAAGTACGCTATAAGGGCAATTACAGCCTGTTATTTGCATTATTTTGCGGTGAGTTATCATTCCCCACCTGTTTATAAAGTTCTCTACCTTCTCAACGTATGTCATATTGTTCTCCTCTTGATAAATTCTCTTAAAATCAGCTGAAAGCATCTGCTGTTACCAAATAGTTTGTTTAAAATTTTAAAAGTCATCTTACATCCCTTCTGCGTTTAGTATTTTTTGATATTTACCGATAAAACATAAGTCTGCTTTTTGTCCTGCGCCGCTTGTATGTCTAGCTTTACCTACTATAAACTCCATAGCGGTTTTATCAGCTTCACTATCGAAATATGCTGGTCTGAAAACAAAAGTTATAAAATCGGCATCCTGTTCAATTTTCCCGCTATCTCTTATGTCTGATAATTTCGGTCTTTTGTCTTGTCTGTCTTTCATATCACGGTTTAACTGATGCAATACAATAATTGGTTTATTGGTTTCTATGGCTAACAGTTTAAGCCTTCTTGATATATCTGAAATCTGCTCATAAGTGTTTTGTTTTAGTATGTCAGACTTAATCAAGCCTAAGTAATCAATGAAAATAATGTCTGCTTTTGTCTTTCTGATAATTTCCTCAATTTTTCCTATATTCAGGTTTGTAGCTGCCGGAATAGTTAAATGATCCTGCATTGCTGTAAACTGTTTAGAGCCTATAAACTTGACGTATTTTTCCATCTCTGTTTCAGTCAATGTCCTGTTGCGGATATTTTCTGATGATATTTCCATAAGGTTTGCAATAATACGGCTTAACAGTTCTTCTGCGGTCATTTCTAAGGAAAATAACAAAATGTTTTTACCGTTTTTAACCATATTTATGACTAAGTTTAAAGCCATTGCAGTTTTCCCCATACCTGTTGAACCTGCAAGCACCATATAATTACCGCCCTGCAATCCGCCTATTAGTCTGTCTATATTGCTGTAACCTGTTTTTATCATTGTTTCAGCTTTGGTATCGTAATCGTCTAAATAGTCAAAAGCTGTAGCAAGCAGGTTACTTTCTGTCGCATACACTTTGTACTTGTTTATTTCTTCAACGGTGCTTTTATAATCCTCTGATGTTATGCAGTCAGCTATTGCTTTCCTTTCAAAAGCTGTAATGAGCCTGTTTACCCAATTAATCGCATCAGCGGAACATATAAACCATTTTTTCAAAAAAAGCAGCTTATGTGTATGTATGACATCTTTACCTTTAAGGGATAAAATCAGGTCATAAGCATTTAAACGCAAGTGTTTTTGATAAAATTTGCGCATAAGGTCATATAACGCTCTGTTTTCTTTTTCAAAAAACATACTGCCGCAAGTATGATTGATAATAAGCTGCTGATATTGTGTTTGACCGTTTAAAAGTCTTATCAATACTTCCTGCTCAATATCCTCTTGCATAGCATCAAGTGTTAGGGTTGTAGACATAAGGTTTCTCCTCTTTTTTGTCAAACTCTCCATTCATAACTCGCTCGAAATTATCTGACTTTAAAAGCCAAGATGCTGAGGGTGTAAAATCAATATCTTTAAAGTTAATTGACTTCAATTTCTTCAAGGCTTTAGGTATAAGCTGCGGCAAGTCCGCATAGTTAATTGATAACTCCAAAAGTTTGTTACAATCATTTGAGCTTAGAAAAGGTCTTGTATTAAAAATTTTTTCGTATTCTGAAATAAATAAAATTTTAGTTTGTGAAATGTAAGGATCTGATTTTTTTTCTTTTTCTTTTTCTTTTTCTTTAAAAACATTATCATTATCATTATCATTATCATTTACATTATCATTAAGGCTTTTTTGGGTTTCTAAAAAAACCGGTGGGTTTTTTGGGTTTTTTTGGGTTTTTGGTCTACCACCTTTTAAACCGTTGGCTTTTTGTTTTTCCGAATATTCCTTATACTTTTTGTCATCTATATCAAATTGATTTTTTATAAACTTAAAAGCAATTGCGATGTTTGCAGGCAATTTTATTTCTTCTTTTGTTGCTTGGTATTGTAAAATTGCTTTAAATAAAATTCCTGCATCTTCATCGGATAAATCTTTTAAAATTTCATAATAATTTGAATATAGAATAAAACTGTTTTTATTTTCAGTCATTATTTTTCTTCCTTTTCTTTCGGAACATACAACTCAATTTTAAAATCCGGTGCTTTTTCGTTATCACCTTTGTTTTTGTTTTCAACTAAAATCAATCTTTTCTCTTTCGTAAGAGTTAAAGGCAATAATGCTTCATCAATATTGCATGAGTAATAAAATCCGCCATCTTCTTTTGTGTTCAGCCAAGCTGCGCCTATTGTTGTCATCAGTTTTCTCCTTCCATAACTTCGTTATATTTTTCGTACGTAATATGTCCTTTGCATTCGGTTTTTAATTTCGCCCATACCGCAGTTCCTTTGATTTTTTTGAGCTTTTCCTCATCTTCGGGAGTTATTATACCCGTTGGCAAAGAAATGACCTTCTCGGGCTCGCTAGTGGGTTCTTTTTTAACCTTTAGTTTTTCTTCTATATTTCCTGCTTCACCGTCTAACATATCGCTCTCGACAATCTCTAAAGCGTTAAGATATAAATACCGTCTACAGTAGGTATTAACTCCCCCTAGTGCCTGAATAGCCGTACATCCTTTGAGTTCAAGTGTTGCGGTTGGCATAGTAAAAATGATTTGTTCATCAGGTTTTTCAGCATTGATAATTATTAGTTGCGCTTCATTATCTTTTATGCTAAAATTACTGCATAATTGTAAATTCTTAAAAATGATATTGACGGTAGGAATAAAATCAGCTAACTCGTAATATGTGAAGCCTGAATAATTATTCTTTCCGCTTTTTTTTAGGTTCTTTTCCTGTAATGCAACTCTTGCTTGTTGCAATTTAATATAAACATTACTTGGTTTGAATTGTATATCTTCATTATTCATCGCGATTTCTCCTTGTAATTTCTGCTCTAAGAGCTTTCAACCATTTGCCGTCCTGCAGCTCAATAGCATCTTGCATAAGTTTCATAAGTTCATCATCTGTAAAAATGTCAAATTTGTTCATAGTCAAAATCCTTTCTAATAGCCAAACTTGCAAAAAGGATGCTCGTCTATCTCTGCGGGGTAATTATAATTCATCGGCTTATATTCTTCTCTCGGAAGCCTGCGCCAATTAAACATTCCTTTACCCCAAACAAGCTCGTTTTCAGCCCATTCACAATAAATCTCAAATTGTGCTTCATCAAAGTCCATCTATCTACTTCCTTTCCGTATGCAACTTCCATAAGCAGCCTTGCTTTTTCAACCGCCAAGTAATGAACAACAGCCTGCGTAAAATCGTCATATCTCATCCAAAAAGTAACCATTTTTGCTGAAATATCAGGGTGTTCGTTAAAGGCTTCAAATACCGCATAAAGTGCGTGTTTGCCTGCTGCTATGTCTTTTGCAATCTGATAATAAATTTTTTCTTCTTCAGTCAACATCTTTTAATCTCCTAATATTCCCAAAATAACCATAATTGCGAACGGTGCGAACAATGCACAAGTCGCAATAAATTCAGTAAATGTTTCTCTCTGCATAATTTTTCTCCTTCTTCTTTAATCTCTTGAAGGTGTCCGGCAGCAATGGAGGTCAAAACTACCGGACTGATTGAAGAGATTATGACTAATACGAGGTCAAACTCGGTGTGCCTTTCCACACGGTCAGCCTGTCTTTAACTCCGCCGGCTCGGATCATTCTAAAGAAAAAGCGGCTCTGATTATTAGTTATGTTTGGTTTGTTACGAGCTATCTATAGAATTGAGCCGCTGTTTTGTGCTTCCTCTATTTGGGGAAGAGGATAAACTTAAAAAAAGGGCGGTTGTGAGATTTGACAAAAAGAAATAAATGGAATCATATACATGTTTAAATCCCGCCCATAGAGCTTAACAAGGAGCAGGCTCTCACCTGCCCTATGTTAAAGTCTATTTTGCTATATTGTTTACAGCTTTCACTTCAAGGCTCATATCATCGCCTATATTTGTTACTCCGCATCAATACCTTTACTTATCATCTATGGCAATAAGTTCCGCTCGCCTATTAAATTTTCAATTTACAAAAGTTTTCATCACAAACTAAGCCCTTGACTAAGAGCCTTTTTTGTTATATTCTGTTTGTGGAGATTTTTTGGGGGGTTGCTTATGCAACTTCCTTTTCAATCTCTAAATACTGCTTTATCAAATCTCCAATAAGAGCAGTCATAGATATTCCTTTAGAAACTGCACAGAGTTTCAATGCTTTGTGTGTTCCTTTTGGTAATCTGATATGCATCATTTCCATAATCTTTTGTTCCTTTCAATTAGATTATGTAGTAAATGTATCACTAAAGTAAATTAATGTCAAGTAAAGTAAATTAAAATACATTATATATATTAGAAAAAGGTTTAAAAGTGCTTGTAGAACAAATCATAAACGATTTACAAAACTTAACAAAAGAGAGAATAACCCAAAAAGATATAGGCGATGCTTTGGGTATTTCAAAACAGGCTATCGGTAATAAAAAAGCTGATAATTACCAATTTGCAGACTATGAAGTTTCTAAAATTAAAAATTATATCATTAATAAATATGGTAAAGAAAAATGTACTTTAGTTGACAATTCTAACTCCGTAACTCTCGACTACTTCCCTGATGTTTTCGGCAGCTGCGGCAACGGAGTATTTCAGTTCTCTGTAAAAAAAGAACAAATAACAGTTCCGCAAAATGCTTTTTTCAAAAAGTTCTCTCCGGTTAAAAAGTATTTTGTTATTAATGCCTATGGGAGCTCTATGGAGCCGGTGTTTTACGATAAGGACAAATTAATCGTGCAGCAATGGGAAGGCGAACAGATAATAGACAACAAGCCTTATTTGTTCTGTTACAAAGACGAGATTTTTATAAAAAAACTTGCTAAAAATGTAGATCAGCTTATGATAATTCCTGAAAACAAAGACTATGATATTAGAAAACTTGAAGGCAAGCAACTTGAAGATGTGAATATAATCGGGCTAATAGTCGGACTTATGAGGGATTTAAGATAAATCATACAATTAGACTATTGAATTAAATCTATTTTTTTTTGTGCAATCTGTTAATCTTAGAATATAGGGTTAATAAATTATGGTTGCACAAATGAATGAATTAAATCTGTTTTCAAACAATCCTGATTTTGAACAGTATGACAAAATGATTAAGGATGCCAACAAAAATAAAAGAGGGCATTATCAAAAACACGCTAAACCAATAATATATAACCCATATACAGAAATTAAAGATCTGTATAGAAAATTGGCAAATTTCTTGCCTTTACCTTTGTTTCTTAATGAGACAGAGGTATTTTATTTTTCAGGGGTTACTGCCTGGTATACTACTTACACAGATGAAAAGTACGACTATGACAATGCTATGTTTGAAGATGAGAAAAACGGAACTTTTACAGGGGATTGCTTTAAAGTCGTAGAAGCTGAAATAAACGGCACAGAGAATTTCTATATCGAGGATAGAATAGAACTACACAAAGAACTTATTAACTATCTGTCTGAGGGCGAAACACTCGATAACGCTTTAAGGAAGCTCCAACCGTTATTTATTAAAGTTAAGAATAAATACAAGACAAAGGAATTAACAAAATGGCTAAGGGAATTGCGTGGTTAGAAATAAAAGCTGAATATCTTGCAGGAGTTACACCCAAAGACCTTGCAGAAAAATACAACGTTTCTTCAAAGACAATCCGAGAAAAAGCAAGCAAAGAAAATTGGGTTGACGAAAAAGCAATAATATTCAATAATTTGCAACAAAGCACCCAAAACCGCATAGATGGCTTAACAAAAAAGGCATTTAACGCACTTGAGACAGTCCTGGATGACACGGAAGCAGACTATAAGGATAAAGTATCAGCCGCAAAAGCAATACTCGATGTAAGCGGTCTGAAAAGCTCTAAACAGGAATTAACAGGAAAAGACGGTGCGCCTTTAGTGCAACAAACTTATTTGACACCGGAAGAGTGCAAAGCTGCTATTAATCATATAAAGGACTTTATTAATAATGATTAAACCTTCGGCAATAGGTACGGTATTAATAGAGAGCGGCTTTAAAGTTTGGTTTTTATATATGTTTAAACTCATTGAGGGCAGACCTTTTATTTTAGAGCCAATACATAATGAGTTATTTGAATATTACGAAGCTATATACAAAGGGCAAAAAACACGTTGCAATATAAATATTCCTCCGAGAGCCGGTAAAACAACTATGCAACAGTATTTTACCGTCTTTTGTTTAACAGTAAACCCAAAGAGTAATATAATTTATACGTCATACTCTCAAACATTATTAACGGATATTTCCAACAAAGTTGCATCAATATTAGAGCATCCGGCATACAAAGCAATGTACCCACAAAAGATTATTATTGAGGATTGCGGTACAAATCCGGTTGATGATTTTTGGCGAGATTACCTGCAAGAGAATGACAAAAAAAATACTTATTCAAGCCGTAAGATTACAACATATGCAGGGGGTACGGTGTTATTTGCTTCTATCGGTTCACAGATCACCGGGTATGGTTGCGGCGTTAGAGGTTCTAAAAAGTTTAGCGGATTTTTAGCCATAGACGATGCGCAAAAACCTGCAGACAGCCGCTCACAGCTTTTAAGGGATAAGGTTGTAAGATATTATGAAGAAACACTCTTAAGCCGTCTTAACAATCCTAATACACCTATTGTGAATATTCAGCAGAGATTAAACATTGAGGACTTATCGGGCATATTAGAAGTAAAGTATAATTTTGACACATTGCGCAAGCCTTTGCTTGATGATAACGGTATATGTCAAATCCCTTCACAGTACACGGCTGAGCGTATAAAAGAATTACAACAGAATAACTATGTATTTTCTGCACAGTTTCAGCAGCAGCCAATTATATTAGGCGGTCAGGTTATAAAAAGAGATTATTTCCAATATTATCCGACAGCAAAAACATATAATTATAAGCGCATACTTATTGCAGCAGACACCGCAATGAAAACAAAAGAATATAACGACTATTCGGTATTTATTGCCGGTGGTGTTACGACTGAAAACAAACTCCATGTATTAGATATGGTAAGGGGTAAATGGGAAGCTCCGGAGCTTGAAAAACAAGCGGTATTATTTTGGAATAAGTTCAAACGAGATACAAAAACAGGGTTATGTTGTAACGGCTTGTATATAGAAGATAAAGCAAGCGGAATTTATCTTTTGCAAGCACTTAAAGCAAAATATGGTATTCCTGTTATAGGGCTAAAAGTTGATAGTGATAAATTAACTCGTGTAGAAAATGTTTTGCCATATATAGAGTCTGGGAATGTCTATTTACCTGAAAGTGAAACATATGGGTTTGTTCCGTCATTGCTTAATGAGTGTGAAGCTTTTAGCAGAGACTTAAATCAAATCCACGACGATATTGTCGATAGTTTAGTCTATTTAATTCAAGAGAGTTTAGGGAAAACTGAGGTAAGTATTTTAGATTATTTTATGTAATGAGAGGAAATATGATGAAAAGAGAATTTATTGAATTTAATAATAGAAAATTTTATTTAAGTCCTAAAAATGGGTATTATGAAGCTAAAGTAAATAAAAATAATGTACGTTATACATTAAGATTACATAGAGCAGTTTGGGAGTTTTACAATGGTGTAATCCCTGAGAATTATCATATACATCATATAGATGGTAATAAATCAAATAATAATATTGAGAATTTAGAATTACTTTCACCTATAGAACACGCTAAAAAACACGGAGAACGTACAGCAAAATTATGGCAGCGAGATGATATGAAAATTGCAAATAAAAAGGGTAGAGAAAAATGTAAAATATGGCATTCAAGTGAAGAAGGGAAAAAATGGCATAGTGAACACCAAAAAATAACTATTAGTAAAAACATAATTACAAAGATTTGTACAGATTGTGGAAATGAATTTAGAACTTGGCACGATAAAAGGGAACAGGTTATGTGTCGAAAATGTAGAGATAAGCATTTAAAAAGAGAATTAAGATTGTTAAAAAGAGCTTAAAAGAATTTCAGTCTGATTGTTACAATTGAAATATAACCTTATGAGGGAATTATGGCAAAAAACAGAAACAAAAACAAAATTGTAGCTAGAAACTCAGTTACACCCTTTGAAAAACAAGTAAATATTCAGGGTGAATTAACAGCACAAAACGCACTTGAACAAAGTCTTATGTTGTCTAATTGGGATAGTTGGAATTACAATCAGTCTTTAAGCTCAATTAACGGGTACAATAATATTTCGCTTGAACTTTTAAGCTTGCAGCAAATATTATTGACTTATCTTTATAAGACTTTTGGAATATTAGCAAAAGTTATTGATATTCCGGTAGATGATGCGTACAAAGACGGCGGCTTTGATTTAGAAGCGGACAGCATAGACGAGGAAGAGCTTAAAAAACTCGAAGATAATATAAAGAGGTTGCAGAGCATAGATGCACTAAAAACGGCTCGTAAGTGGGCTAGACTTTTTGGCGGTGCTGCATTGGTTTTAAATGATGGCGGAGACTTAAGCAAGCCGGTTAATTTAAAAACATTGTATAAAAAACCTTTTGAATTAATCCCGGTAGACAGATGGCAGCTTCAATATTCAGAGCCTAATATAAACTTGCCAAAGGGTAAATGGACTTTAACACAATACGGCCATATTGACAAGGCTACAGTATCGACAATAGACAATTCAAGGGTATTTATATTAAGGGGTAAATGTGCGCCTTATTTAATCCAACAGCAGGTAAACGGTTGGGGTATCTCTGTCTATGAACAAATTTTCCAAGATATGTCGCAATTTTTTAAAGCTCGTAACGTTATGTTTGAACTGTTAGACGAAGCAAAGACAGATGTCTTAAAGCTTGCTACATTACAAACGGCTTTGACATCCGCAAACGGTGAAAACGCATTGCGCAAAATGGTTGATATGATTGCAGCCAATAAAAACTACAAATCACAAATAACATTGTCAAAAGATGATGATTATGAGCAAAAACAAATATCATTCTCAGGCTTTGAAGGCATACTGAAAGAAATAAGAGTAATGATTGCAGGCGGTGCAAATATGCCGGTTAATAAGCTATGGGGCGAAGGTGTAACAGGTTTTGGAAGTGGTGAGGACAGCTTAGAGAACTATAACTCACAGATACAAAACGAAGTCAGAAGCGCAGATGAAGCGGCTATTGATTGGATTTTAAAAATACATTGTTATCATTTGTTCGGTCGTGAGATACAGGACTTAACAAGGACTTGGAAAAACTTAAGGGTTTTGTCTGCAAAAGAAGAGCAGGAAATACATAACTATGTATTTAACAATGTTATGCAGTTATTTGACAGACAGCTTTTAACACCACAAGAAACAATGGAATACTTGAAAAAACAACAAATCTTTATTCACGAAACAAAAGCATTAAAAGGTGAGTTAGAAGATACGGCTTTAATATCTCAGGATAAAGACCGAACAGGATTTCAGGATATTACAAAATAATGACTACTGTAGTAAAAAGTTTTGACATCAAAAACAGTTATGTAAGACTTATTGAAAAGGCTTTATTTTCATACCTTTGGGAAGGTATATACAAGCCTATATTTGACTTGTTACAGACTAAGCCAAAAGCTGTAAACTCGGATAACACAATTATAGAAGCGTTAAAAAACGGAAATATTTACTACTTTGAGGGCGGTTTCAAAGCTAAAAAGAAGTTTACTAATGCGCAGTCATTACAGCTTGAACAATGGGGGGCTAAATGGGATAAGTGGCAAAAGATGTACAGAATACCATTTGACAAGCTCCCTGAGAGCGTACTTGTTGCATTGTCAGAAAACAAAATTATGACTGAAAACAAAATAAATGCGATACAGGACTTTTTAAGAGAAGTTCAAAGCAATATGCCTTATATCATTGAAAGTATGCTATTTAATGAGGAAATAGTAACAATATTAGATGATGCAGGGCAGGAGATACAAAAGACAGTTAAACATCTGAATGTCATTGAGCCTGATTTATCGGTGCAGCAAAAACAACAAATTGCGCAGGCTTATACAAACAATATTCAGCAATATATGATAAAAGACTTTGCAGAGGACAGAATACCTTTAATGCGCCAAAGAATTATGGAAGCTACTTTAAAGGGTTACAGGCTTGATAAAGTTGAAAAGATACTGCAACAGGAATTTGGATTTATGGCAAACAAAGCAAGGTTTTTAGCTTTTAATGAAACAAATATAATGCTTGCGGAGTTCAAACGTGTACAGTATCAAAAAATGGGATTTAATAAGTTTGTATGGCAAACAAGAGCAGATAGCAGGGTAAGAGATTTACACAGACACCTAAACGGTACTGTATGGCGGTATGATGATCCGCCGGTAATAGATGAGAAAACAGGACAGAAAGGCTTGCCCGGTGAAACGTTTAATTGTCGGTGTGTTGCCTTACCATATAGCGACAACGGTCTTTTTGACCGTAAATTTATTGATGAGGACAGAAAAGAAAAGAAAGTATATTCAACTGCTCAGAGCCAAAAGAGATTAGCTGAGTACCTGCAGAATTAAGCGCAATTGTTACAATGGAAATAAACAGGAGTATAAACTATGGAAGCACAGAATGCAATATATTTAGATGAAGAAACAGGCGGCAAAGGCAGACAATTCAAGGCAAGATTTTTAGTACCGGGATTAGTAAAATATGATTACGGTGTTTGCCTGCTGACTAAAGAGAATGCAGACAAGTTTATACAGGGCTTTATAGGTTGCCCGGTAGTAATTAATCATCAGACAGTAACAGACGATAACGCAAAGGCTGTAAGTGTCGGCAATATATTTTCAGTTTGGTTTGATGAAAAAGACGGGTATTATTGGTGCAACGGCATTATAAACGATAAAGAAGCTATCGACTTAATTAATAAAGGTTACAGCGTTTCTTGTCAGTATACGATAACAGAATATTCAGACAATGAAAAAGGCGCATTACATAACGGAAACCCTTACGATAAAGTTATAGAAAACGGCAAGCCGGAGCATTTGGCGATTGTAAATAATCCACGTTATGAGGGGGCTATAATAGCCGTAAATGCGATTATGGCGGAGAATGCTGATAAATGGATTACCATACACCCACACGGGGAAGAATCAGACGATTATAGACGTTTAAAGCTTGAAGACGGTGAAAGCCCGAAAGAAGCTATTGACAGAGTTTATAAAAAAGAAGATAAAAAAGAAAATAAGCAATCCGACACAAAGGAAGAAAATAAAGATAAATATATTGGTAAAAAGTTCTTTATTGGTGATAGAGAAGATGAAATTACAGAATATTTACCGCAATTTGACCGTTATATGGGCAAAAATCCTGAGGGTCTTAACTGGGGGGCTCAATTATATACTAAAGAAGACCTTGACAAATTTGTAAAAAGTGATGGGGAGTATCTTGAGGAAAAAGAGTTAAGAGAAAAACAAAAGGTCGAACGGGAACAAGCACAAAAGCAAAAAGAAGAAGAAAAAAAAGCTACTCAGGCAGAGTATATGAGAGATAACGGTTTTACGGAGGGAATGACAGACCTCCAAAAAGGTAAAACTCTTAAAGACCTGAATAAAGAAGTTTGGTACAAACAGATAAATGACGGTAAACCTACAACATCTAAAAAGATGATTGAAGAATTGATTGGTAAAGGTTTTAAACCAAAGGAAGAAACATTCAGAACTTCAAAGAAAATAAATGGTGAAAGAATTGACAAAGATACTGTTTCAAAAATTTTAGAAGATAAAGACGGTAATTTTTATAAGTTAAATTCAACTGAATATAAATATGCTCAATATTTGCAAGATAAAGGCAAAGAAACTTCTGACAGTCCATTTGGTGAAGGTGTAGAAGTAATCGAATCCGATAAAAAAGGTTATATGCTTGATAGTAAAAACCTTAAATCATATCGTAAAGGTGATAAATTTGCTATTGTAGATGATTGGAGTAATGAAGATGGAGACCGATTTACAGTACGGTTTTATGACGGTAAAAAACATCTAAATTCAAAAACATACAGTACTAAACGTGGTATGGAAAAAGCTATAAGAGAACATCTGCAAGGTGGCGCAAATAAAGAGACTACAGCCCTTGAAACTAAAACAGACTTAAACGCAGCTCAAGAAAAATACAACGATATATTGAAAAAATACAACGATGCAGAACATAAAAAATGGCAAAGCGGTATTTCTAATGAAGAGTATCATCAGGCTTGGGAAGATAGCGCAAAATATAAAAAAGAATTAACAACGGCACGTAGAGAATACGCAGAAAGCATTATGTCAAACTTTGAAGCGGTTGAAGATAATCCTTATCAAGAAAGACAAGATGCAAGGCGTGAACGCTATCAAGAATTGGCACAAAAGGCAGCAACAGAGAGCAGCCAAGCACATCAAGCATTTAGAGATAAAATGAGCTATATCCCTGCAGGACAGCCAATACACGGCGCAAAAGATGCAAGATATAGAGAAAAGGCTTGGGACACTCTCGGCAGAGCTGTAAAGCTAAATGAAAAATCTGAATATTACGCAGATAAAGCAAAAAGCGTAGGCAAGGCAGGTATAAGCGCAGATGATGCAAACGCAATTGCAAAACTTGCAAGAAAATATAAATCCGGTGTTGATAGCGCAGAAAAAAGACGTATTATAGACAGAGTTATAGAAATACATAAAAACACCGAAAGAGCTAAGGAAGCGACACAAAGCGATGATTATAAAGACTTGGGCTTTGCAGTTGAACGTAATGCAGATATAAACCGCTTACAGCTTAAATTTGACGGGAAACCGGATGAAAGTACAAGATCTATATTAAAACACAATGGCTTTAGATGGTCGCCGCGTGAGGGGGCTTGGCAACGTCAATTAACCGGTAACGCGGAATATAGCTTGAAACGTGTTGCAGAAGAGTTAAAAGCAAATAACTCATTTGTAGAAGAGTTTAAAAATACCCTTTATGATGTTTTTGCAGGGGGCATAGTTGATCGCTTGGGGGAGTTATTAGCTCAAAACAAGAGCAATAACCCAAAAGAAAAATGGATAACTATTAAAGGTAATCACATCTTATTAAAAGAGGGTGAGAGCATTGAGGATGCTTTTAAGCGTACCACAGGGGTATCTTTACAAAAAAGTAACAACCCCAAAGATAACACAGACCTTTCCGGCGGAAATCATAAATACAAAGAAGCGTTAGAAAAAGTAAAACGTGATAATAAAAAGAACATTACACCGCAACAAGTAATTGATAGCGCAATTAAAAGCTTACAAGAAAGCGGAAAAGACTATACACCGGAAGAAATAAAAAAGAAAATAGAGGAAGCAGATGCGTACAACTTAAACATAGTTCGCAATAATTGGGAAACTTATAAATACCATTCAGACGGTAAAGGGCATTATAAAGAAAATAGACAAAAACTACATAAAAAAATATTAAATGACTTATTTTTACACGCAAATATGGCAAAACCAAAAGCCGGAGAAAAACCTACCTTTATGGTTTTAGGTGGTCGTGGTGGCTCGGGTAAATCTAAATTTAATGGCTTGGTATATGACAAGGACAAATATATTGTACTTGATGCAGATGCAATAAAGGAAATGTTACCGGAATACAAAGGATATAACGCATTTGAAGTACACGAGGAAAGTTCTGATATACTTAAAAAGGCTTTAAAGATTGCGCAAAAACGTGGTTTAAATGTTGTACTTGATGGAACTATGAAATCATTAGGCAGCACAGAAAAAAAGATAAAATCCTTTAATGATGCCGGGTATAATATTGAAATGTATTATATGCACTTACCGCGCGAAAAAGCCGCTGAAAGAGCAATCGGAAGATTTATGGGTGATAATGGAAGATATGTACCGCTTGAAATTTTGCTTGATATGAAAAATAATGAGGAAAATTTTGATAAACTTAAACATTATGCTTCAAAGTGGGCTTTTTATAATAATGACGTACCTAGCAAGGAAAACAAGCCAATATTAATAGATAAAAACTATTAGCGTTTTTTCCATTCAATGTCATAGCCTAATAGATCGGCTATATGTGATATTTCAACGTAATCAAAGCCACATCGTTTTAAACGCTGTGCAACATTTTGATGTGAAGTATTTAACATTTCAGCCAATTTAGATACATTTAAGCCGTTTTCTGCTAGTTTACCTTTTAAAAAATATTCAAACTCTATTTTACTTTTAATCATTTAGCACCTCTTTTTTATTATTATTTACTATAAACTAAAAAATTGCAATAGAAATTAATTAATTGTAAAGTTATGTAAAATAGTTCAAATAAAGTATTGCAAAATGCAATTAAATCGTTTAAAATAATAATGTAAGAGTTAATTAAACGAAAGGAGTTCACAATGTTAGATGAAAGATACAATTTAACGGCTTGTTTAGATGCTGTAAAACAACACATTGAAATTCACAAAGAGGATCCAATTAGATTACTTGGAAAATTCACATTAAGAGCACAACAAGATCCCTTATTTAATAAAACAATGGTTGAAGCATTAGAAAAGTACATACAAGAAAATAACATTCAATGGAATGATTAAGAAAGGAGTTTGATTATGAGATTTGATATTTGGCAAGTTAAAAGAGAAGATAATTACAACAGACATTACCTTGATAAAAATGGAAATTTAGCTGTAAATGTTTATCACGGCAAATTAGGCGATAGTAATACTCCGATAGTAGCAATGTTTATTGGCAAAGCATTAAAACCAAAATATTATTATTCTTTCAAAAATGAATTAGATGCCTTTAGATTTATTAAAAAATATGCGGAATACGAATTAAAAAATATTAATGACAGAATAGAGCGAAAAGAAGCAGAAAAAGAACTTAAAAAGAATTATAAAACATCTTTAAAACCCGGTGATATAATGCACGGCTCTTGGGGTTATGATATGACGATCAATGAATTTTACCAAGTTATTGAAGTAAAAAATAAAACAATTACCTTGCGTGAAGTCGGAATGGAAAGAAAAGCAGCCGGCTATTATTACGAAGATGTAAGACCTAGCGCAAATTGTTTTATCGGCGAACCTATAAAAAGGATTTTACAAGTTAGATTTTATGATGGCAAACCTTATGAGTATATCAAATTAAGCGATGTATGTAATTTAACACTATGCGAAGATACAAATAAATATTGGTATGAAAACCATAACGATTAATAATGAGTTATCCGGAATTTCCGGATAGTTGAAAGGAGTTAAAATGATAGATTGTGAATATTTTAATCTTTGTGAACAAGCAGATAAAAACGTTAGAACTTGTATGCATTGTAAAAATTTTCAAGTTAGAAAAATCAAGTTTATTGGTATTGACGAATGGAATAGACCAATATTTAAAGTATTAGAAAAAAATTATTATATTTCTGATGTAGAAAATTTATTCCCTCTTGATATTTCGGAAGCAGATATAAAAATTTTTTACAGTAATAAAAAATTATCAGAAGTTTTGACATATCACGGAGCATCGGTAGATTGTGAGCCAACGGGCTATAAATTAAAAGAGTTTAACTTTGTACTAATATAATACACTTGAAAACTTACCCCACACGAGTTATAATATAAATAGAAAGGCGGTTAATTATGACAGACGAAGAAAGAAAAATGTTACTTGCAGCCTATAAAAAAACTTGGGATTATGATCCCGATGACGATGAAGTTGATGCTAAATATAGCGAAGAGTTTAATAAATGGTGTGATGAAGAATGCGGAAAATAATATAAAAATTTAAAAAGGCGGTGTATAATACCGTCTTTTTTTATGCCAATTTTTAATTTCGGTTAGTATGTTAATATAAAATAGCATAAGCTTTTTTAAATCTTTTTCAAAATTTCCAGGCATCCGTTTTTGGATGCTTTTTTTATGCCCAAATTAGCTCATAAATTAAATTTCAAGCTATCTGCTAGACTGAAAATAGGTATTTTATAGGGTGCAAGTGTTTTGCATCCCAAAAGTAAAGGAGTAACAAATGGAAGAAATCAAAGCAATGCTTGAAACTCTTGTACAAGGTTGTCTTAAAGCTCGTAACTCCGAAGATGAGAAAGACGAGAAAAAAGACGACAAAGAGGAAGCAGAAAACAAAAAAGCTTGCAATGAAGATGTAGACAAAAGAGACATCATCCGTCAGATTATGGCAATTGCAGGCAAGGAAGAAGCATCAGAAGATGTAAAAACCATTGCGAAATTAGCTGAAAAACTTGCTTATGACAAATCAGAAGCAGAAACTGCTGACAACAGCAAAAAAGCTAAAAACGAAGAAGATGAAGAGTACGAAGAACTCGAAGAAAAAACTGAAAAGGCTGAAAACAAAAAAGCCAAAAATGAAGATGAAGAAGAAAAAGAAGCTGAAAACAAGAAAGCTAAAAACTCACTTGATGAAGCTAAAAAAATCTTTTTTGAAGGCACATACAAAGCTCAAAGCAAATACATGACACAAAAAGAAGGCATAGAGCTTGGAAAAGAACTTTACTAAGGAATAAGGAGTAAAAAATGGCAGAATTAACTCAATTAAACATCAGACCTACAAAAGGTCAAGCGGCATTTTTGCCTAATCAACCTATCATCCACAACTGCGTTGTCGATCCGTCAGCGGAAGCACCGTTGGTATGTGGTGATGTGGTTACATTCGCAACAACTACATTGACAAACTTAACAGTAGTCAAAAAAGCTGCTGCAACAGATGCACCTTGCGGTGTAGTAGTTTACAACGGTATTAAATCAGGATTTAACGCAAATGACAGAGTTTCTATATTCCCTGTTAATGCATTCGTTTATTTACCGGCAGGCGCAGCAGACTTGGCAAACGGTACACAAGTAGGAATTAACTCTAGCGGTCAGGTAGTAGCAGCAACAACAGGAAATGGCGCAGTTGGTATTTTATGGACACAACCGGCTGCAATAGGTGATTTAGTTGCAGTACAAATTGTACCGGCAGTAGCTTAAGGAATAAGGAGTAATAAAAAATGACAAAATTATTTGATGCGGAACAATACGCAAAACAAACATTTAAAGCTACAAACGCTTTATTTGATTACCCGAATGCCGGTGTTGTTCAAACTGTTGACACAATTACCGACATTGTACAGGGTGTAGTAGAAACAAAATACTATGAATTAGCAGGACAAACATTAACTGACTTCATCAACATTGATGCATCAGGTCGTGGCGCATATGCAGGCGAAATATTCCAATTTACTTCTGCTTATGTTGGTGCGCCTTTTGAACAATGTATTATCAACCCTGCTTCTACAGGCATTCATAACGATGCAACAGCAGACATTGCTGTAGACGGTATTTCACAAAGAAATAATTTTTACAGACAAAAATATTCAATCTCTCAGGAAGGTTTGAAAATGGCTGCTGTAAACCGTGTAGGTTTTGATTTAATCGAACAAAAAGAAAAATCAAGAAAGAAAAATTGGGATTTAGGCTTACAAAATGTATTATTCAACGGTTTAGGCGATGGCAGAACATACGGCTTATTAAACCAAACAGGTGTAACAGTTAATACATCTTTATTGCCTGTTAAAATCTCATCAATGACAGTAGCACAGTTAAAAACATTTGCAGGTCAGGCTTTGGCTGCTGCTTTCTCAGCATCTAATCAAACAATTATGCCTAACAGATGGTTAATGCCTACAGATGATTACTTGGCTTTGGGTGTTCCTTACGGTGATACATTCGGTATGCCGACAGTTAAAGACGTATTAGAAAATGCGTTCAAAGCTGCAGGCGCACCGGCTGACTTCAAAATTGTTCACTCTATTTACGGTCAAGGAATTGGCGGACAGTCTAAAGGTCGTCATGTATTCTATAACACAGATACTGACAACATCATTATGCACACTCCGAAACCATATACACCGCATCCTTTGTATGCTGCAGGTGCATTAGATATGATTTCTGATGCAGAAGGTCAATTCACAGGTGTATGGTTAAAGAGACCTACATCAATGTTATATGTAGATGTTCAAGCATAACAATAAGAGTTTTCTCCGCTCTCTCCTTTTTTAAGGGGAGAGTTGGCAGAAACACAAAGAGAAGGAGAAAAAATGAAACTTATTAACAATTCAGACAATGGATTAATGCACAGTATAGGCGGCAAAATATATTTTTTAGCTAAAGGTGCAGTATCAGATATTCCACAGGATGTAGCTAATATTTGGTTAAAAATCAAAGGGATAAAAGAATATATTGAACCGAAAGACCTTGAAAAAGCAAAAGAAGAAGCACAGGCTTTAAAAGAAGAAGTTAAAAAGTTAAAAGAAGATATAGCAAAAGCTAAAAAAACAGTTAAAAAAACTACAAAGAAATAACTAACAGGAGAATTACGAGATGTCAAATATTTTTTCAACGGTAACAATAGAACAGTTCAAGGAATATTACTTTCGTGATTTTCCTTTTCTTCCATATTATATTAATTTTAAAGCCTATAAGACGGGCGACATTGTATTTTATGACGAGACCTTTTATAAATCCCTAACGGATAATAATACAGCCTTACCAACCGATACAGAAGCTTGGGAAGTAACTACCGGTGATAAGTACAGTTATGTTACAGATGAGGACATTTCAAAGGCTATTACACAAGCTCAGATTAACGCAAATGAAAGATTTGGAAATAACTGCCAAGAAAAAGTATATATTTTCTTGCATCTTGTAGCTTTTTATCTTGTTATGGATTTAAAAAATTCAAGTGCCGGTATTAATTCCGCTTATTCGGGGCTTGTAGCTTCTAAGAGTGTAGGAGATGTTTCAGAGAGCTATAACTTTCCTCAATGGGTTGTTAATAGTCCTCTATATAGTATCTATTCACAGAATGGCTATGGAATGAAGTATTTATCGCTTATCGTTCCATATCTGAGCGTTACAATTTTATTCAGCAATGGGAGAACTACATTTGGCTAACGTTAAGGCAGATTTAACAGAATTAAACAGGCTCATGAAAATGCTTAAAACAAATTATACTCTCCGTGTAGGTATAATTGGAAACAAAGCAACGGCAGAGCATAACGATGATGGTTTAACTAATGCCGAACTAGGTACATTTCACGAGTTTGGCGGCACAAGCAAAAACGGCAAAGAACAACCGCCACGCAGGTCATTCTTAGAAGATCCTTTAAAATTAAAACTGAACTTTAACAATGCTGACATGAAACCTTTTAAAAAAATATTATGGAAGCAATTTTTTGTTAAAAAAGCTCCTGAACAGTTTTATAACGAGTTAGGGGCAAAGGCTTTAGAAGTAATCGAAGGGGCATTCGCTTCAAACGGTTATGGTATGTGGAAGTCGTTATCAATGCCTTTATTCTCTAAAAGGTGGGATTTAGCGGATAAAGCCTATGGAAGATTAGAAAAACGAATGCTATCCGGTAAAATTCCTTACGACTTGGCAAGGCTTAACAATGCCTTAGAAGAAATCAAAAATCCGCAAATATTAACAGAAACAGGCGCATTGAGACATTCAATAAGCTTTAAGGTAATTAAAAAATGATAAATTCAGCAAGAAATAACTTAATAATGAATACAAACGCATCATTGCCAAATATGAGCGAAACTATTAAAAGTTGGTTTTTAAACCTTACTTTTGAGATAGTGGAGCGCACAATGACAGGGGCTGATTATACGGTAGATTGGACAACAAAACAAATAGTCAATACAAAAGGAGTTGTTCAACCGCCTAGTGATAAAGAATTAAAGATATTGCCCGAAGGCTCTTGGGCTTGGGAATGGCTTATGGTACATTGCTTACCTGATGCACAAATAGAAGTTAATCAGTTTGTCAGATATGACAATAAAGTATATAAAGTAATGAAAAAGAAAGATTGGAGCAAGTATGGCTATGTCAGATACTACTTGCTTGAAGCATTCAGAGCGGAGAGTATTTCATGAATAGTACATTAGACGTAATAAAAGAAATATTAGACAACCAAATGCAAATGTCATCAGGCAGAGTGTTTGCGTATAACTCCAATGTAGAGCTGCCAAAAGACAGCGGCTTATTTATTCCGCTTTTTTATTCGGCTCGTTCTCCGATGGCTAATAATTCTAAAATGGTTACAACCGCTCAGGGTGTAGAAGAACATCAGACAATTAATATGGTGGAAGAAGTAACAATAGCTTTGATGTCAAGAGATACAAGCGCAAGAGACAGAGTTCAAGACGTATTTTTGGCACTAAACAGCTATTATTCACATCAGGCGCAGCAAAAAAACAAAATATTTATATCGACAATAGGCGATGCTTACGATGCTTCACACCTCGAAGCAACATCAATGCTTAACAGGTTTGATATAAGAATAAGAGTTTTCAGAGCATATGAGAAAATAAATACAGTAGATTATTATGATAATTTCAGTTTTGAAACAGTCGTAGAACATCAAGACGGAAATACCATAAAAAGCAATTTTGAATATACAGGAGAATAAAAATGGTTGATTATCGTATTCCAATTACTTATGTAGTATCGGCTTCGGCAGTAACACCACAGAGAGGGTTAGAGCCGTTAAAATTAAGCACAATACTATTATTGACAACAGATGAAGCCCTTTCAAGTTTTGAAGGCTCTTACATCATTGCAAGAACACTAAAAGGTGTAACCGATATTTTCGGAACTGAAACAGAAACGGCAATGCAAGCACAGGCTATATTTGCACAACAGCCTAACATCCTTGCAAATGATGGTTATTTGATTGTGGCACCTTTAGAAAATGAAGAAACATTGTCAGAAGCTATCGCAAGGATAGCAAACGAAATTTATTTTGAAGGTATTTTGACAACAAAAGCGGCAACAGATGAAGAGTATGCGGCAGCTTCAACAGCAGTGCAAGCAATGCAAAATAGAGTATTGATGTTGCCACGTTCAACTACAAGCGCATTCGCAGGCATATTTGCTACAGTTGGAAATAATTATAATACAAAATGTTTGTATTATTCATACGGTGATAATGCCGCACAAAATGCGAGAATATTTGCAGCAGCTTATTTATCAAAAGCTTTGAGCGTAAATTACAATGGTTCAAATACTACTATTACAATGAACTTAAAAGACCTTGCAGGCATTCAGGCAGATACAAACATTTCAGAAACAGTATTGCAACAATGCGTAAATGCAGGGGCTGATTGCTTCCCATCAATAGAAGGTTTACCAAAAGTTATTTCAAATGCACAAGGCGGTATGTATATCGATCAAATACTTAACCAAATATGGTTTGTTAATACAATTCAAAGAAATGTGTTTAATGTACTTGCGACAACTCGTACAAAGATTGCTCAAACAGATGCAAACTTAGAGATTATAACAAAGACAATAAGACAGGTTTGTAATCAGGCTGTTACAAATGGTTATTTGGCACCGGGAACTTGGAACAGCTCAGATACATTCGGCAATTATGAGGACTTCTACAGAAATATAGAAGAGTTCGGATATTATATTTATCATCAACCTGTAGCGGAACAATCACAGACAGATAGACAAGCTCGTAAAGCTCCTGTTTATCAGATTGCCGGAAAAGAAGCAGGCGCAGTACATTCAGCGAATATATTAATATATATTGAAGCATAAGGAGAAATAACAATGACAGATGCATACACAGCAAAAGACACGATAGTTTGTACGGACTATTCAGGCGATTGGATTTTATCTGATTTTGCAGACGGTACAGTAGCAGAACTTTCAGCACCGAATGAATTAAGTGCAACATCAACAGGTTACAACGGCAATTCTCTTGGCTCACATAATGAACCGGGCAGACAAAGAGAATTAAGCCTGAGACTTGTTAAAGGCTCAAACGATGATAAAAGACTTAACAAGGCATATAATATGTGGAAAAACAGAGATATGCGTTTTAGACCTTTAACAATGACTTTTACAAAAAATGTAGCACATTCCACAGGCTCGGTAACAGTTGATACGGTTGAATGTTTCTTCGGTTTACCGGCAGGACAACCAACACAGATGCAAGATACTGCAGGCAATACTGAGCAGGTCATCTCAGTTTATACAATCAGATTTGGTAATTCTGAAAGATCTATGTAGTTCATAAAATATATTTCCTCTCCCTTTTTGGGAGAGGTTTATCATGAAAGGGTTATATATGTTAAAATTTCAACTAAGAAGCGGCAAACATTTAGAGTTTAATCTTGCGCCGATTGATAAAGCTATTGCATTATACAGAGCTGTAATATATGAATGTAAAGGCGATAAGATAAAGTTAGAAAAACTTATTGAAGGAATAAAGGCAATATATAGCGGCGGAGAAGTGCCGGATAACTTTTCTATGCTTGATATAATAGCAGAGAATAAAGAAGCTATATTGAGTATTATAGGCTCTGAATACGTTATGCAGGCAATACAGGACTGTTGCGACAAGGTTTTATATAATAAACAGAGATTTACGCTTGATTTGTTTGAAGAAGTGGAGAACAGGGCGGATTTCTTTGGGGTAATGGTAATAGTGGCATTGGAGAACTTAAGCCCTTTTTTTTACCAAACCCCTTCATTTTTCACGATGTTGTCAGCACCGTTTCTGAGGTAAAATTCCCTAACGTAACAATGGACATAGATTATATTGATGTATGGGCTATGCGGTTATCCCGTCAGGGTTACGGAGATTTAAACACAATGCATAATATGGCTGTAGACAGGTTTATAAACCTCATTCACTATGAAAATTATCTGTCTAAATATGATGTTGTATTTAGAGAGCTGAATAAAAAATAATTATAAAGGTGCTTGATTTCTGTATTGTATAGCATTTAACTGTGTAGCATCATTTATCTTGTCAGCACTTGCATTAGCAATTTGTAGAGCATCAGTACCTGAAATATTTTGAGTAATATTATTTGTATAATTAACGCTTGTATTGGCATTTGGTGTAACACCTGTACTTGGTTTAAGTGCATCAGGCATTACCCCGTTTTTAATATTTTCAGGGTTCATAGGGTTATTTTTCCAAAGCTCTTCATATTTATCATGGCTTCCGGGTTTTGCGTTAAAATTTTTACCTTGAGGTTTAATAGGATTTTTGAGAAGATTTATAGTTCTTTCTGTACCGCCTAAATAAAAATCTTTTATACCTTCCCATTTTTCTTTTCCACTTGTAGTGAGCATCCACTCCATACTTGTTAATAAATTATTTAATCCCGGATGATCTTCTTCTAACCATTTAGCAAAATTCTGTAGTATTTTCTCTAAATGTGGGTGCATTCCTGCAAGCCATTCTGTAGTTTTTTTCAATAAATCATTAATCCAGGTCTGATTAGAAATAAACTTAGATTGTGCCGCATCCCATGAAGCACTTAAACTATTCCAATAAGTTTGAGTTTCTTTCAGATTTTCCATTTCACGGTCATTAAGCTTTAACCGCTCGTTAAATGTGGTGTTTTGTTGTCTCCATATATAAAGTAAATCATCACTAAAGCCAAACCAACGCAAAGCGGCGGCTCCTGTAACCTCATCAACTTGTTGTACTTTCTTTTTTATTGCATCCAATAATACTAAAGGGTTTTTCGCATCGTATTCTCTTGGGTTTAATCCTAATAATGCAAAGCCCTGTACATCGTTGCTCATTCCTGTTTGAATATCTATAAGTCTTTGTTGAGCTGTTTTTATTTGCCCTATATATTGGTTAAAGTCTACATTATTAAGCTTAGAAAAAATGTTTATATCCTGCAGCTCTTTAAGAGATAAGCCCATAGTGGCATTGAGTTTATCCCATCCCGTAACAGTCGCAAGAGATTTTTTTGTTACGTCTGCTATAGGTTTCATTACTTGTTGTGCAGCGTTTTTAGTCAATAAAAAAGTGGCTGAAACTGAGTTCATACCCTTTATTAATTTGCCTAATCCTGACGAACCAAAATCGACAAATAACTCACCTAATTTATTCTGTGCTGCTCCTGGTTTTGCATTGTCTGTCATAATATAATTTTATCAAATTTGTTAAAATTAAGTTATGGCTACAGTAATAAACAGTTTTATAGAAAAACAAAATGAAAAATATGCACAAATTAATAAAGAGGATTACGCAAAATCTCTTTTTAAGGAAAATGTAAATGTCGGAGAAGCTATTGTAAATATTCTTAGCAATACCGGGATTGCAGGGTTCAAGTTTAATGTTCCTCAAAGGGAACAAGTCGAAATGCAGTCAGAGGTTACAGACCACTACACAGATATAAACCGCCCTATACAAGACCATATAGCACTTAAACCAATTACTATCACATTAAACGGTTTACACGGTGAGTATTTTTATTCTGTAAACAGAATAGAAGATGCTTTAGCAAAGGTTACACCCACTCTAAGCCTTGTTAAACAGTTTTTACCTAGAATAAGCCCTCAGGTAATGAAAGCAAAAATGCGCTATCAGGAAAACCTTAAAACAACATTAACAGGTTACGCTTTTAATATGAGCGGTTATTCAGATTGGGATGGCAAATTTACAGATAAAGAACAAAGTTTAATAAGAAAAACAGCTTTAAAAGATACCCTCATGGATGAGCTTAACGATGTTGACCTGTTTCAAACAATGCAAGATTTATATAAATTGAAATCAAGCCAAACAAGAGCATTTTTATTTTTTGAAGCATTATGGAAATCAAAAGCCCGTTTTACAGTTGAAACAACCTGGAAACGCTATGACAATATGGTTATAACATCCGTAAAGCCTTTAAGGGATGAAAACGCAGATATAACAGACTTTACATTATCATTCAAACAAATTAACAGAGCAGTAACGGAAGTAACAAACTTAAAAGGCGCAGCAGGCAGGTTAAGTCAACAGCTTGCCCAAACAAATAAAAAAGGTTTAGACAAAGGCAAAGAGGTTAAAACAATATAATGTACCAACTAACACAATTAGGAAACGATCCGAAACAAGAAATTGAAATGCTTTTAGATGATGGTTCAAGAGTAAAATTTACTTTTGAATACAAAGCAAATCAATTAGGTTGGTTTTTTGGATTTCAGTATAACGATACAGGCTATCAGAACATCCGCTTAACAACATCTTACAATGTTTTGAGAGCATATAAAAGTTGGTTGCCCTTTGGCTTACGGTGTGATACCCCTGATTTTGAAGAGCCAATGGATTTGAACGATTTTATTACAGGCTATGCAAGTGTATATTTGCTCACTCGTGAAGATGTCCAAATAATTGAGGTTAATTATTATGGAAAAGTTTCATAGAAATTATAAAATCACTTTTGAGATAGGGCAGAGGGCAGACGATTTAACGACATTAATCCCGGAAGAGCAAATAACAATAGAATATCCCTTTTCATTGGATTTTAAGACTACAAACGGGATTAATTTAAGCAGCGCAGGCGGTTGCCAATTACGGCTTTATAACTTGCCGGAAGATGTACAGCGCAAATTATGGAAAGACAATTGGCAAAACAAAAAATATATTCTTATGGAATTATGCGCAGGTTATCAAGACACTACACCTGTTATATTTTTCGGCTTCCTTACTCAATGCTATTCATACAGGGAAAGTGGCTCTGTGGATTATGTTACGGATATTCACGCAGACAATAACGCTTTAATAAGCTTATGGGGCTTTGCTAACGTTACTATTACAAAAGATACAGAAATTGAAGATGTATTAGCTGAGTTATTTAAGAATGCTCCGGGCTTAGAGGTGGGATATATTTCACAGGACATAAGACCTTTAAAACGTGATAAAACATTTATAGGGCAAACATTAGAACTTTTAGGCAGAGAATACGGGCAGTATGATATTTACATAGATAAAAACCAAATAAACATACTCAAAGAAAATGAAGTAGTTCCGGGTGATATTATGGTAATAACATCCGAAAGCGGTTTATTAGGTAGTCCGAGACGTGCTGAGCAGTTTTTAGAGCTTGATATGTTATTTGAGCCAAGAATAAAAGTAGGTCAGGCAATAGAATTAAAAAGCCACAGCTTGCCCTGGTTTAATCAAATATATAAAGTTGTAGCAGTAACTCATCAAGGCACTATAAGCCCGGTAGAATGCGGCAAAGCTGTAACAACTCTTACGCTTTCTTTAGGTGATACGTTATTTGACGAAATAAAAAAGCAATCAAAAACTTTCAGCGGTTCTAATACTGCAGCCTGGATTAAACCGCTCAAAGCTCCCTATCGTATATCAGATAATTTTGGATGGCGCATACACCCTATAACACGACAAAAACAATTCCATAATGGGATAGATATGGCACCGACACAAGACAGAACACCGCCCGTTTATGCTCCGGCAAACGGTAGAATTGCCGCTTGTTCAAATGAGGGTAACAGCGGTTTTGGTAAATATATTACTCTTGATAACGGTGTAATTGACGGCAAAAAAGTAACAAGCATTTACGCACATTTAAGCAATTTTGCAGTATCACCGGGAGATACAGTATATAAAGGTCAGTTAATAGGTTATGTAGGTTCTACAGGGCGCAGCACCGGACCGCATTTACATTTTACCGTAAAGGAAAACGGGCAGGCTGTGGATCCTGTTAAATATATAGGAAAATAATATGGGAATACATAAAGAAAATGTTAGTATAAGCGAAATATCTCAGCTATTAAAAGATAATGTTATGGCAAATTTGAATTGTCATAATGTTGGAAAAATTATTGAATTTGATAGCTTAACTCAAACTTGTACAGTTGAATTAATGCAAATAAAACAATATAACGGCAATTACTATACACCTGCACCGATTACACAAGTGCCTTTGATAATCTTAGGCGCAGGGGGCGGACATATTACAATGCCTAATCCTGTAGGCACAATATGCTTAATTTTATTCTTAGACAGAAACATAGATAACTTTATGGAAACAGGGGAACAATATGTTCCTGAAACATCAAGGATGCATGATTTTACTGATGCAATAGCATTAACTACATTTACAACTCTTGCAAACCCCTTAACCGATTATGATGAGGATGCTATAACGCTTTTTAACGAGGGTTTAATAGATAATGTGAATAAATTATCCTCCATTAAAATATACCCTGATAAAATCGAAATACAAGCGGCTGACGGTGCAAATATAACCGCTAACGATAAAATAAGTATAAGTAATTCATCTCAGGATTTAGGAACACTCATAAAGACATTTTTAACAGCTTGCGAAAGAATAACGACTGTAAACGGGGGTGGCTTAACCGATGCAAGTAAACAACTATTCACTAATCTCAAAACTCGATTTGCAGCTTTATTAAAGGAGAATAACAATGTTTAGACAACTTGATACAAACCACGATTGGACTTTTGGCAATAATTTAAGCAACTATCTTGATGAGCAAAAAGAAATTGCTTTGAATTTAAAAACCCGTATTTTGTCTTTTTTGGGTGATTGTTTTTTTGCTACAGATGAGGGTATAGATTGGTGGAATTTACTTGATTATCGTTATCAGGACAGATTAGAAAATGCGGTACAGAATGTTATTAAAAATACTCCGGGTGTAACCGCTATTAATTCCATTGATATTTTGTTAGGTGCAAACAGAAAAATAACCATACAATATGATATTCAGACAATTTACTCTCAAAGTTACCAGGAAGAAATAACACCTATTCAATAAATTTTCAAGCCATTTGGTACGCTTAATATAAGAGGTATATTAAAATGGCACAAGAAAACTACATTGGTACAAACGGACTTGTAACGCAAGATTTAACTGAAATCAGAAACAGCCTTATTGCACAATTCTTAAGCATTTATAATTTGGCAAGTATTGAGCAAAACAGCTCAGATGGACAATGGCTTAATATCCTGGCGCAAGAGAAAAAAGACATATTAGACCTTGTAACGACTTTTTATAACAACTTAGATGTCGACAGGGTTGTAGGCATTCCGCAGCAAATTTTATACAAGCTTAACGGACTTACTATCAATGCATACACTTATTCATATGTATATATAAATGTATTGATAAACTCAGATGCAACTTTGCAGGGCTTAGACGATAATATTAACAATGCTGACGGTACAGGCTACACAGTAAAAGACGGCAATGGCAACAGATGGATTTTAGCGGAAACACAGGACTTAACACCCGGACAGCATACGCTCAATTTCAGGGCTGCAGATTTGGGAGCAATAACGGCATTGCCTAATACAATAAATGTTATGGAGACCGTTATAAAAGGGGTAACATCTGTAAATAATCCGGCTTCAAACTATATAACAGGTAATCAGGGAGAAACATCAGCACAATTCAGACAGAGAAGAAACAGAGCGATGTCTGTACCGTCTCAGGGGTTCTTAGACAGTATAGAGTCTCAGATGTTAGCAAGCCCAAATATAACTCAATGCAAAGCTTATGATAACAAAGACAACGCAGAAGATGCAAACGGCATTCCAGCTCATGGGGTATGGGTTATTGTAGAAGGCGGAACATCTGACGAAATAGGCTCTATTATTTATAACAATATACCGCCCGGAATACCTATGAAAGGCAATGAAAGTAAAACAATAACAAAGCAAAACGGTAACACAGAAACAGTATACTATGATTTACCGCAAGAGGTTAATTTATATATCAGAGCGACATTAAAGGCATTTAATTCAACCCTTGATACTACATATATTAAAACTCAGCTCGCTTTACAGCTTAATTATAATATAGGCGAAATGGCGGAGAGTGCAAATATAACAACTCTTTTAAAAGATATTTTAGGCGATACCGGCACGGCTTATTCCGTTGAAATTTCAGCGGATAACTCGACTTGGGCAGAATATCTCACACCAACCGGATTGGATGAGTATTTTAACGTAACTACAGATACTATTAACTTAACGGTGGCATGATGGCAGAAATTGACGATATAAAAGAATATTATGCAAATTTACTTATACTGCAATATCGGAATAAACGCAAAGCAAGAGAGACGATAAAAGCCGGTGTTGATATATATTTGGGTGATGGTGTTGTTTTACAGCTGCAGGACATTTTAGACATTGATACCGCAGAAGGCGAACAGTTAAACCTTATCGGGAAAATACTTGGTTGCCCTCGTGATGTTCCCGGTATTAATATCAATACAAAGTTTTTTAGTTTTCATGTTGATGAAAACTCTCTAGGCTTTTCAACTATCGGCAATCCGTCATCAGGTGTTGCAAAAAACAGGTCAAACAGTAATCTTGCGGTTTATTCATTGCAGGATGTTGAATATAGACAGCTTTTAAAATTTAAAGCGTTTATAAATGTATGGCGAGGGGATTTAGCAAGCATGAATGAAGCTTTATATGCTGTCTTTGGTGATGATGTCAATTTGCGAAACGGTAATTTATCCGTAACTTATGAAATCCAAAATAATACAATAGCAATACAAGCAGCAAGAGCATTAGGCTATTTTAAAGCTCCGATAGGTATTGATGTAGACTTTTCATAACAATTGGTAATATAAAAATAGAGGTTAAAAATGGCTAAAATACTAAGAAAAACACAAAAGATATTTGCGGAAAATGCGCCAACAAACCAAATAACTACATTTGGTACGGCTATGACGGCAAGCCCTAATAATTCAAGGGATTTAAACGACATTCAAAATGCAAAATTTTTAGCAGGTTGGGCGAGTGCAATACAAGCGGATAAAGCACCTTATGAAGAAGATACAAACGGGCTTTTTTACGCTATTACATCTCAGTTGGCTTATTTGTTTCAGCAGGGTATACCTGAATGGGATGGAAATACTACTTATTATCAAAACTCTCAATGTTCGGTAATACAAAATGGTGTGTTAGTAATTAAGCGCTCATTGACAGATAACAATGTAGGTAATAATCCTGTTACGGATAATGTAAATTGGACTGATTATTTTAGCCAAAGTGTAATACATACAATCGGAGATCCTATATTTACACTTAACCCGGTAAAAGACGATAACGAAATTTGGCTTGATGGCTCAGCCGTTAGCCGTACCACATATGCAAGCTTGTTTGATATATACGGCACGACTTATGGCACAGGTGATGGCGAAACAACATTTAACCTGCCTGATTTTAGAAACCGCACTATTTGGGGCTTGCCTGAAAATGGCTCACTCGGCTATATGGCAGCAGGCTTGCCTAATTTCATGGGTTCTTTTGCTATTGATAACCGTTCTTGGTTAGACGGAACATTGTTCAAATCAGCAGGAAGCAATAACTCAGGTGCTGACGGTTCGGGCGGTACGCAATATAAATGTGTTTTTGATGCAAGTAATTATAATCCTATTTATGGCAATTCAACAACCGTACAACCGCCGGCAGTAGTAGTAAGAGTAAAAACGAGGTGGCAATAATGACAAAAATATATAATTATCATCCGATTACATTGGAATATTTAAGCTCTCAGAATGCGGAATTAGATCCGGGAGAGCTGCAAATTAATAATAAAAAAGTTCCTTTAGTTCCGGCTTTTGCAACATTACTCAAACCGCCGACAACAGATGATTATAAAACAGCAATATATAATGAGAATAGTTGGGAGATAGTTGATGATTTTAGAGGGTTGTATATGGTTGATGAAACTATGCAGCCTTCTATAATCAGAGACTTAGGTGCATTACCTGAGGGCTATGCGACGGCAACAGAGGAACAGGCAGCAAAGATCCTTGAAGATGATTTATATTATATAATCTCTGACGGTGCATTAATCCAAAACCCAAATTATGAAGCTGACAAAGCGGCAAGAGAAGCTGAAAGAGTGTCTCATTTGAAATGTACAAAGCGTGTATTTATTTTGATGCTTGAACAGGTTGGACTTGATTATTTTGAACAGATTTTACCGTTAATCGAAGCAAACAGGCAAGCAAAATTAGAATGGGAATTGTGCGTGGAACTTGAAAGAGCAAACCCTTTACTTAATCTTATGGGCGCACAGTTAGGAATAACACCGGAACGCATAGACGATTTGTTTAAGTATGCAAACGGTGAAATAACACAAGAGGAGTTTTTAAATGTCTAGTAATACAGTAATTAAAGGTGATGATACAGGAGCATTAGGAAATAAATTTATAACAATAAAATTAAAAAATCCTAAATTATATCCATTATCTCAATTAAAATTTGTTGTCAATGGCGGATGTTGCATAGCTCCTAAAGTTTTTACAGACAATGAAAACCACTTCCAACAGGAAGAAATAGAATTGGTTGTTAATTTTACGAGTGCTGAAACATTAAAACTAAGTGTCACTAATACAGGCAATTTGATTGGTTACGATATGGAAAACAGACAATTTACTTGCCCTCAAACATTAACTTTTACCGCTAAGAATGGAGTTTTATCTAAATGCCAGAATTAGATGCTGATTTTATAATATCAAATAATAATCAACTTAATGTAGAATACGAAGTAAGCGAAGGACAACATTTTGATTGTTCTTTTGAAATATATGCTGCAGGTGCATCTTGGGGTGGTATAACAGGCACATTGTCTAACCAAACCGATTTACAGAATGCTTTGGATTTAAAAGCAGACAAAACAGAATTGGATGCTGATGTAGAGCTTCTTAACCAAACAATAACAGAAGCATATAATACCCTTGATAACAAAATTGATGATGTCAATTCTGATTTGTCAGGGGATATTTCAACATTAACACAAACTGTAGAAGATAATAATACCGCAATTAATAACAGAGTTGACGGTGTTGTGGACAGTTTTGATGCTGATATTGAAGAAATTAATACAAACATTTCAAATATACAGACAACTGTATCTGATAATTATACAGACCTTAATACAAAAATCCAAAATGAAGCGACTACAAGAGCCGAGAACGATAGTTTATTACAAGGGGGTATAAATACATTAAATACTAATTTAACTAACGAAATAAACAATCGTACAACGGCTGATAGTGGATTGCAGACACAAATTAATTCAGTTAAGCAAACTGCTGATACAGCATTACAACCGAATGATAATATCACTTTGCTTAATAACAATGCAGGCTATATTACTAATGCTGACTTGCCTACATTGGAAGATTTAACGACACAAGCACAATTAGATGCTTTAAATTCAGGTGCTACAAGTGCTAAAATCGGTCAAATTGCTACAAATACAAGCAATATAAACAGTTTGTCTGATACGGTAACAAATAACTACAACACTTTAGACGGTAGAATAACAAGCGAAGTATCGGCTTTAAATACTGCAATTGGTGCAGAAACAACAAACAGACAGAATGCTGATAATGCTTTGCAATCTCAGATTGATGCGATTGTTTCATCTTCTGATGTGTTCGATATTGTCGGCACTTATGCGGAATTACAAGCCTATGACATTTCAACCGTACCGGTTAATGACATAATAAAAGTATTAGTTGACAGTACACATGATAACGCTGCGACTTACTACAGATGTACAGAAACAAACAATGTTAAATCGTGGACATATATAGGAGCAGAAGGTGCATATTATACAAAATCCGAAGCTGATAATAAGTTTGTTGAACAGGCGACAACTATTAATAATAAACCTTTATCAAGTAATATAACCTTGACCGCAAGTGATGTTGGTGCATTACCTTCATCAACTGTTATCGGTTCGGGTGTTCTTACTATACAGAAAAACGGAAGCAATATTGATACATTCAGCGCAAATGCAACTTCTAACAAATCCATCAATATAACTGTTCCGACTGCAACGAGTGATTTAACAAATGATAGTAACTTTGCGACAGTATCACAAATCCCTACTAATAATAATCAATTAACAAATGGTGCAGGGTATATTACTTCTGCCGATTTACCGACTAATTATGTAACAACCGATACAGACCAAAACATAACAGGCACTAAAACTTTTGTTGGTTCTAAAAAGATTGCATTCAAACAATCAGGGACAAGTGATAAATTAGGCTTTACTTTATATAATAATAGCAATGTAGAAAAAGGTTATCTCGAGTTCAATCCTACAAATACTATTGACGGTGCTCCACTAATGACTTTAGGAAACTATGCAACTTCTGCATCTTCTATTACCCAAGTTGGATTTAGAAGGTATTCAAGTGTATCAGGTGCAAATGGTGCTTACAACCTTTTAACTCCGTTAATAGCAGATGCCAAATCACCGTTCAATTTAACAACTACTTATACAAACTTTTATTTGCCTTTAGGATTTACAGACGGTACAAATACTATAAAAACTGCAAAATCAGGTGTGGTTGATTTAAGCACATTGTTGCCTGATTTATCTAATTATGTAACTTCTTCAACATTGACAACGACTTTAGCGGATTATGTATTAAGTTCTTCTCTTGCTACTGTGGCAACAAGCGGAAGCTATAATGATTTAGCAGATAAACCAACAATACCTACCGTAAACAATGCAACAATCACGTTTACACAGGGTGGTACAACTAAGGGAACTATTACGCTTAACCAATCAAGTGATGCGACAATTGCTCTCGATGCAGGTGGTGGCGGGGGGGCAGTGATAGATGACAACACACCGAGTACAACAACAGTATATTCATCACAAAAAACACAAGACCTTATAGATGCTCTGGTTGCAAGAATAGTAGCCTTAGAAACTAATATTAACGGAGGTAACGCATAATGGCTAATCCTAAAATTCAATTAAGACACGACACAGCAGCAAACTGGACTTCTGTAAACCCTGTATTGTTAGAGGGTGAAGTCGGGATTGAAACAGATACTAAGAAACAGAAGATAGGAGATGGCTCAACATCTTGGAATAGTTTAGCTTACCAAATTCAAGATTTTATCTCGAACATTCCAGTCGGTTTAAATTTAAGCATTGACTCTGGAATACTGTCCGCCCAAGCTGGTCATATAACATCACAAACTGATATTTTAAAGACAAGCTCTGTAATATCTACAGCAGATATAAGTACAATTCCTAACGGTGTTACAAACGGTGTTATATTAGGAGAAACTATACAATATCAAGACGTAGATTTAACAAGTGGAGTTACATATATCTATGCTGATGCTGATGGTACAAGTCTTAACACAATGACAGAAAACTCTAAAGGTGCGTGGCTTATAGCATCTTCTTCGCAAGGAACAAACTCGTCTTCGTGGGCACACTATGGACTAGTATTTGATACACCTTTACAAGCTGGTCAATATAAGTTTAGCGTTTCTACTGGTGCAAGTTATGGCTTTCTATATGCTTGCTCAGGAGAAATAGGAAACTTCATAATAATTAGTACAATTGTAAATAACGAGCAAAATCCTCAAGATGTAGAAGTAAATATTGGGAGTCCTATAGATGCTTTAGTATGGGTTGTGGGTAACTATAATGGTTGGAGTGCCCCTTATGGTTTAGAAGTTCAAAAGTATGAAAGTGCTAAAGTATTTAAAACTTATTTATGCAAAGATAATAATAGTTACTCTTTAAAATTAGCTACAGATACTTCAGCCTTAAGCTCTTTCGATGACTATGCTCAAATCGGACAGGTAGAATACGATAATACACTACTTAATCCTGTTGCTACTCCGACTGAGGACTTAAAAAATACATTTGTAAACGCACAACTAGCTAACAAAGATTTAAGCAACTTATCAACGACTGGTAATGCAAAATTTCAAGAGCCTTTAGTAAGCGGTACAAATATAAAAACCGTAAATAACACTTCTTTACTTGGTTCAGGTGATGTAGCTGTTCAACCTACGCTAGTTTCAGGTACAAACATAAAGACCGTAAACAACACTTCATTGTTAGGTCGTGGGAATGTTGCAGTACAAGCAACTCTTGTGAGTGGTACAAACATAAAGACAATTAATAATACAAGTTTGTTAGGTAGCGGAAGAATTGATGTTTTACAAAATGTAGCACAAGGCACTAATTCTTTATCAGTTTTAGGTACAGAGATTGCTTGCATTTATAATCCTACAGATACAATTGTTCTAGGAAATAATATAGGTATTAATTCAAACTGTAGTAATGCAATATTATTAGGTTCAAATAGCAACGGCATATGTATAGGTGGTAGTATAATAAGCGATACTTTTACCGTAGTATCAAATTCAGGCTATTATAAGTTGTTGGATATGACAACAGGATTAATTCCTGACGATAGATTAAGTTCAAATATTGCCAATACATCACTTTCAAACCTATCATCAACGGGGCAAAAGGTTATTGACGGTCAATGGGTGCAGAGCTTTATAATACTTATGGACTCAAGCGGGACAAAAAGCGGAGTACAAGTGGATTTATCAAGTTATCTACCAAATGATAATTATAACTATGATGTAAAGTTTAAATTAGGTGGTTATGATGATGATAGCTCTTACTATTATCATATAGAAACAGATATTTTTGATGATGGTGATACTTCGACTGGCAACTCTGATTATTTGCAACTTATAGGCGGTGTTCATTCAAGAAATAATATAAACATATTTGATTTACCTGTAGGCACAGGAAGATATATTAAAGTGTATGGTTCAGGTGCTGATGTTTTTCAAATTTTGGCTCTCGGCTATCGTAGACTTGGAACAAACAGTTAAGGAGATTTTATGTATTACGCAATAATAACAGACAACAAACTAAACGGCAAAGGGCAATGTCCTGTTTCGGGTGAGAACACATTTTCAGTAGAAATTGCACAAGAAGTATATAATGACTTTGACCGTTATATGTGGAATGATACAGAAATTGTATTAAATCCCAATTATGAGGAAGAACAAAGGCAAAAGGAAAGGCAAAGGCTTGATGCTTTAACCTTAACTCCTGCGGATGTTGAAAGAGCTTTATATAAGGCAAAAGGTATGGATTTTGAGGATTTAAAGGCGTTAATTGCTCAAAACATACCTAATATTGATATTAAAGGACTTGCTATCGAGTTTAGGGCAAAAGACTTTTATCGAGGGGCGGTAGCAAACGGGTTACGGCTCTTTGATGCCGTAGGGGCAATACTCGGTTATTCACCTTCTGATATGGACTATCTTTTCCAACACAAAGAATTGCCTAGTGAGGTAGCAGAATAATGTTAATAACCCCCGTAGACAATATCCCTTTTGGTTATCATAACATTTTAAAAACACAATTTCTTAAAGGTAACTTAAAAGGGGTAAAATATGGGTTTTACGGGGATAGACTAACAAAGAAAAATGTTTCACTCGAACATCTGAAAGCGAAATCAAAAGGCGGAAAGTCAGAGCTTGAAAACTTTGTACTTGCAAGCAAGTCAAAAAATCAAGCCAGAGGAAATAAAGATATTAAGCCTTTTGTTGATAAAGAAACGGCAATGCGGTATTTATTACAGTTTGTCGGAATTAAGGTCGAAAACTTCAACGGGGATTACTATATAAAAGCAATTATTAACACCTTGAAAAAATTAGGAGTAGACTTATGTTCTGGGAATGGCTAATATATCAAGGGTTTAATTTCCTCGTAAACGGTAGAATAGAAGTAGTATTTACTTGGAGTATTGGAAAATGATTAAATGGTATAAAGATGACAACATAGGGATATACTTTGATGATACACCGCATCCTTGCGTGCGATATCCTCTGCCCTCTATGACAGACAAAGAAAAGGAAATGATTAGGAAATATCCTTTTGTAAACCGGAAAGATTTAAGGGTACAATTAGAGGACTGCGAAAGAGAAAAGACTTATAAGTTTACGATACCAAAGGGTTATTGTTATGACGGCATGACAATACCTCGTTTTGCGTGGACATTAATCGGAGTATCAAAAGAGAATAACTGCGGCTTAATAGCTGCACTTATTCACGATTATCTTTGCGAACACAAAGACATAATTGATAACAATAAAAGTTTGTCAACGAATGTATTTAATGCCCTTTTAAAAACAGGCGGATTTAATTCATTCAGACGATTTGTAATGAAAAATAGCGTGGCTTGTTTTCAAACATTATTTTGTAAGTGGGGTAAACAATGATGAACTTTAGCCCCGAACTTATAGTATCCGTAGTTATTCAGCTTATTTCTGTAGGCATATTTATCGGTGTTTTTAAGACCACGATTTCCTTTATGCAACAGCAAATAATAGAGATTAAACAAAACCTCAAAGCCGACAAACAAGAACTAAAAGACGAAATGCGCCGTTATAATAATATCTTAGAGAGAATGGCAATAAACGAGCAGGCAGTCAAGAGCGCACATCACAGAATAGACACATTGGAGTTGAAATGAAAAGAATAATCGTACATTGGAGCGCAGGAACTTATTTCGTAAGCGAAGCAGATTATAATCATTATCACTATATGATTAATGATGTCGGAGCAGTCGTAAAAGGAAAGTACAAACCGGAAGATAATTTATATTGTTATGACGGGGTATATGCAGCACATACAGGCGGCGGAAATACCGGCTCAATCGGAGTTGCAATGTGTGGGATGTACGTACCGAAAAATACACCGATACAGATGACGAAATACCCTCTGACAAAGGTACAGACAGAAAGATGTTTTAAGCTCATTGCAGAACTTGCAAAAAAATACGAAATACCAATTACACCGGATACAGTAATGACACATTATGAGTTTGGTGTTAAACATCCGAACACAACGAGTAAAGGCAAAATAGACATAACATATTTGCCGCCGTATGCACATTTAAGACCGAATGAAATCGGTGATTTTATCAGGAATAAAGCAAAATGGTATTTAACAAAAATTTAGGTACCTCCTTTTCTATTTCTATTCTATTTCATAGTCAATAGACCTTTCTTACTCCCTCTGAAAAGAGGGTTTATTTTTTTGCACAAAGTTCGATTAGTTTTGCTTTCAATGCCTTAAAGTTCTCTGTCGGTGCATCGCTTTCATAGTTTGTAATCTCTTTCACTATTTCAGATGTTTTTTCAGCCTGCCTGTTCCAATACTTTGAAACCCCATCTTTTTCTCTGTATTGTTTTATTATCTCTGCCGTAACACCTTTGATGTATAAAGCATTAACATAGGCTTGAATGTTCTCTGCTCCGTTTTTCTTTGCGTAATCTTCCAATATCTCACGATCTGAAATTTTTAAAGCAACAACATTATTTGTTTGTTCTTTTTTTGTTTTTAGTAGTTTGTTATTATACATGAAACGGTCGGAATCCGACTGTTTTAAAAATTCATTTTCCGACTGTTCAGAGGTCGGATTTTGCACTTTTGGAGTTAAAAGATACTTGTTATAATTCCCCTGTATTTTACCCCTCTTAGATTTGATTATAAGCCCCTCATTAATCAAATCCTTAATTGCTTGTTTAGTTGCCGTTAATCCTACCCCTGCCATATCAGCGATAAACTCTATTGACGGAAATACAACGGCTTTGTTTTCGGGGTTGTAACAGTCAACCAAAACCAATAAAACAAGTTTTCCGGTTGAAGTTAATTCAAAATGTTTCAAATTGTGAAGTACAATTTTTGAAAATTCAAATTGTGTAAAGCCATGTTTGGCATGCTTTTTCAGCGTTTCTCCCATAGTCATTCTCCCTAATTTTTGCATAACCTAGTTGACCTATTGGAGAAAATCTGATACTATAAGCTTGCTAGATTTAAGTAACAGACTTGTCATCCGACAGGTCTTTATTTTTTTGTAATTTTTTATTGACTACATAATAAAGGCATGATATATTTTTTGTCAAGGGTTAGGAAATTTTAGAAAAGTTTTAAAAAGTTGAGGAAAATCTAGCATGGAAAAAGTTGAACTATCACCTGTAGAATTAATGCAGGCTTTGAATTGGAAAAAATCAAAAGTTTATTATTGGATCAGTTCTGGAAAGTTTGAAACTGTTGAACGCTTAGACGGTCAAAAAGTTGTAATATCGCCGGAAGATATAGAACGTTTGAAAAAGTCGGACAATTCGGAAAATTTTGAAAAGTCCGAAAATGTTTCGGAAATTCCGAACAACTCCGAAAAAATCCAACAAAATTCAGAGCAGTTTGTTACAAAAAATTACAAAAATGTTTCAAACAGTTTTAACTCGGAAGCATTTGAACTTTTTAATAAATCTTTGGAAACAATTGAACGAATCCATCAAACAGCTTTGAACAATTTCGGATATACCACAAAACTATTGACTGACGGTAAAACAGAAGCCGAACAAGAAAATCTTGAACTTCGTGCAGAGGTCAAAACTGTTCAAGCACGTTTGGAAAAATCTCAAAAAGTTCATATTTGGAAAAATATAATCATTTTTGTACTTTTGTTAGTTCTAATTAGTTTAACCGGATTTGTTCTAATTAGTTCAAATCAAAAACCAACTACCGAGAATAACTCGGCAGTTGAAGAATTAAAATAAGTTATCTTATAATTTCTTGACAATATTTTTTATAAAGTTTTCCTGTTTTAATATTAGAAATTAATACTTGAGAAACTTTATATTTCTTAGCTAAATCATATTGACTTAAGTTACTTTTTAATATATCTAATATATCTTTTTCCTTTAATTTCAAAGTATTTGTATTTTCTTTATTTAAAGATTTTGTAACATATCTTAAGTTACATTTTCTATTATCTAAAGTATTTCTATTAATATGATCTACAACAAAACTCTCAGGACAATTTGGCATAATTAATTTATGCAACCATTTTTTATCATCTCTAATTAAGTAAATATTCTTTTTATTTGGCTTACAAGCATAAATTTTATGATTTTCTAATAAAAATAAATCTTCCTTATCAATATAATATGTAATTTCACCAAATTTTATTGTTTTTAATTTTAATTTCATTCTTAGCCTTTCTAAATCATTTGTATGACACTACACGATAGGTACCAGTAATGTACATTATGTAAATTTCAATTTTTTAATTTGCTAAGGACATAAATGTCCTTCTCAAAAATTAACTCTCGTTTTTGTCTACACCGTTTGATGTAGTTTCTTTCTCAATTTCGGGATTAAAAGCTCCTCTAACTTCTTCTTTCTATCAAGAACTTTTGCATAACTTTGCAGCAGTCTTATCAGCATTTTGTCGCCTTTTTGCACGTCTTAGCTCCTTCCCTCTCCTTCTTGCACATAGCTTACAAATAGAAAACAGTCCGTCTGTGGTGTCTGTGCGTTTATAAAAAGACGTAACTCGTTTTAACTTTCCGCACTTTTTGCAGGTTTTGAATCGATTACTTTTCGTCAGCCTTCTCGGTCTTTGTGCAAAGGGGCTTTTTTCAATCCGCTTTTTATCGCCTGATAAATTCGCCATAACCTCATCTACATATTTGTTTATGACAAATTTTCTAAAATATTCTATTTCTTGCTCTTTTATCATAAAATCTCCTCTTAAAATAATTTCATTTGTGATTTATCAACATTTGGTCTGTACTCTACCCCGATAAAATCCAATACTTTACCCATACCCAATGTGTTGATTATGTAGTCATACTGTTTCGGGTGCGTTTCTGCTAATCGTTGAAAACGATTAGGATATTTTTCTAAATGACAACCAAAGCCACAAAACATACAGCCGGTTCTTTGGCAACCTGTCGTATGGTATTTATCCGTCTTTATAATATCGCCATAAACACTTGCAATAGGTATTTTATAAGTATCAATGTATTCTAAAATATCCTGTTCAGTCCAAAATGCTATCGGTGTTGATGTCGGTATTTTGTTTTTAAAGCCATTGCAACCTTGTCTTAAATAACATTTCCGCCTTAACAGACTTTCTTCTGCCATAGTTGCAATAAATGGCACTTTGCCTGTTTTTTTATGATAATCGTGAACAGGTTTTTTCTTCATAACATTACAACATTTATTACTTATCTTAAATGGAGCATCAAGCAAAAACTTCCATTTTTCTTGGTTATACATTGATTTATTGCCGTCTTTATCTTTTGCTGTTCCCATAAGTTTTGCTAACCTATACACATATTTACCTGTTACAAGTGCTTTCCTTGCTTGGTCTATACACTCACTAACTTCTTTACTAACAATAGGATAACCATATTTTTCAAGCACTTTATCAAACCGCATTTCAGGTCTTAATATCGTTACTGTATGAAAACTTTTAACAAATTGTCTTATTTCAGGATATTCAAGCCCTGTGTCTACAAAAACCGCCTCTATATCGGGATATAATGACCTGACAATATACAACAAAACTGTGCTATCCTTACCGCCACTAAAAGATACATAACAGCCATTTACTCCAAAATGTTCTACCCATTCGTGTATTCTTCTTTCTGTAAATCGTATCTTGTCTTTTAACGGCATTGCTTGTCGCAGTTTAAGAGTATAGATATCTATCATTTGCTCTCCTCCAAAAACCTATTAATCATTTTCAAAACATCATCTTTTATGCCTTGTGATGCCTTTAAATCCCGTATTTCGTTAAGGAAAGATTTATACCTGTTTATTACATCTTCCGAATACCAAATTTTTTCATTGCCTTTATAGTCTGTTGTTCGCCAAATCATTTAATCTCCTTATAATTCATCAAAATGACAATGTGTATATCCAATCAAATAACCAATAAAACCTACTGCTAAATATGTAAATAAAATCATCTATTCAACCTCCTGTAATTCAAATAAAACTTTCCAACCAAAACACCAATACATTTTAATAACTTTAATTTTTGCTTGGTACATTTCTTCTAAAGGTTTTCTGTATTGATTAAATTCACAAATTGCACGTGCGTGTATGCCCTCAAAACAATTAAATGTATGTTTCATCTTTCAGCCTCCTCTATGTCTAGTAAACCAATAATTTCAGTGCCTAAACTTTCACGACCGACATCAAATTCAAAAGTATCATCTTCTTGATTTGGATTTTGTATTATAGTATTTTCACACTTTTCATAAATCTGCTTCATTACACAATTATCAATATTTTCACAGTAAGTATCTCTGCCCTCTGTATCGTGATTATCTTCACAACAGTAAACACCTGCATAATATATGCAAGCAGGACAATTCTTTATTATGTATTTATTCAATTTCATCTTCCTTAAAATGATACGCTTGCGATTTACCTACAAGAACTCTGTAAGCATCCACTAATCTTTGTTTAAAACTCCTTAAATCATAAGGTTTTGCTATGTACCATTTTCCATCTATCTCTTGATTTTGAGAAGATAAAAATATTAAATCATCAATAAGTCTACTCATTCCAAAATTCCTTTCACTTGTTGCTTTTCTTTTTCTGTTAGGTCTTGCCATAGGTGGTTTATACTTTCAGCGAGAACATCTTCAAAATTCTCCTTAGTGCAAAACTCTCCCACACATGTTCCAAAACCTATTGAATACTTATCCACATTCACAATGTATATATCATACTTTGAACTCAACCACTTAATCAACTCAATCTGTTTTTTGGCTGTAAACGACGGATAGACTACATA